CGAACGCCTGGTGCCGTGGTTTGCTGACAAAGCGGCCGCGCGTGAGCACCTGGTGGCCAACCCTGGCGCGTTCGTGGTGTACCCACAGCCCGCTCGTTCATGACCGCACCCTACGTTCTGCCCAATACGGCCAGCGCGGCAGCGCCGCCGGTGATGCTGCCGTATCAGCAGCGCTGGATCGCCGACAAAAGCCCGTTCAAGGTGGCTTCAAAAAGCCGCCGCACGGGCCTGACCTGGGCCGAAGCCGCTGATGACGTGCTGACAGCCGCCAGCGCGCGCGAGGCTGGCGGGCAGAACGTGTACTACATCGCCTACAACCAGGACATGACGCTGGAATACATCCAGGCGTGCGCCATGTGGGCCAAGGCGTTCAACAAGGCGGCCAGCGAGTACGAAGAGGGCTTCTGGTCTGAAGAGAAGGAAGACGCCCACATCAAGACCTTCACCATCCGCTTCCCGGAGTCGGGTTTCAGGGTGGTGGCGCTGAGCAGCCGGCCCAGCAATCTGCGAGGCCGCCAGGGCATCATCGTTATCGACGAAGCGGCCTTTCACGAAAAGTTGGCCGAGCTGCTGAAGGCCGCAATGGCCATGCTGATCTGGGGCGGCAAGGTGCGGGTGATCAGCACCCACAACGGCGACACCAACCCCTTTGCCGAGCTGATCACCGACATCCGCGCCAAGAAGCGCAAGGGAACGGTGTATGACATTGACTTCAAGACTGCCGTGGCCGAGGGCCTCTACAAGCGCGTATGCCTGCGCCTGGGCAAGCCCTGGACGCAGGCCGATGAAGACGCCTGGGTGCAAGGCGTGTATGACTTCTACGGCAAGGGTGCCGATGAAGAGCTGGACTGCGTGCCCAGCAACGGTGGCGGCACCTGGCTGAGCCGCGCGCTGATTGAGTCGCGCATGGTGGAAGCCCCGGTCTTCACCTGGGAATGCCCCAAGGGCTTTGAGCTGGAGCCGCAGCACATCCGCGTGGCTGACTGCAACGACTGGCTGGAAGAGCACCTGAAGCCCGCCCTGGCCAAGCTGGACCCCACACTGCCCAGCGGCCTGGGTGAAGACTTCGGCCGCACGGGTGACTTGTCGGTGTTCGCGCCCTGGCAGGTCACGGCCACACTCAAGCGCGTGGTGCCCTTCCTGGTGGAGCTGCGCAATGTGCCGTTTGAGCAGCAAAAGCAGGTGCTGTTCTACGTGCTGGACCGCCTGCCGCGCCTGCGCAAGGTGGCAATGGACGCACGCGGCAACGGCCAATGGCTGGCCGAGGTGGCCATGCAGAAGTACGGCGCCGCTGTGGTGGAGCAAATCTGGCTGACCGAGCACTGGTACCGCGATAACACCGCGCCCTTCAAGGCCGCGTTTGAAGACGACACCATCAGCCTGCCGCGTGACGCCAACACCCTGGCCGACCTGCGCGCCTTTGAGCTGGTGCGTGGTGTGCCTCGCATCCCGGACGTGCGCAGCACCGACGCCGATGGCAACAAGCGCCACGGTGACGCCGGCGTGGCCCTGCTGCTGGCGCACTACGCCAGTCGGCAAGACGGCGCACCCATTGAATTTGAATCATTGGGCCAGCGCAGCAGCGCCGCTGACCTGGCCGACTACCTGGGGTAATGCATGGCTGAAATTCTTAACCAACACGGCCAACCAATCACCACCGAGGTGGCCAGCATCAAGCTGGACCCGCACCGCACTTTTTACGGCACGCGGCTGACCAACGAAGACGACACGCTGAAGACCCGTGGCGGCGCCAAGGGCCTGAAGATTTACGACGAGTTGAAGCGCGACGCCCATGCCGGCGCCGTGCTGTTCAAGCGCAAACTGGCCGTTACCTCACGCCCCTGGCGCGTTGAGCCTGCCAGCAAGGCCGCCAAAGACGTGGAAGCCGCGCAGCTGGTAGGCAAGGCCTTTGAACACCTGCGCTTCAACGCCACGTGCAAGCGCCTGCTGGACGCCACCCTGAAAGGCTTCAGCGTGGCCGAGGTGATGTGGGAAGTGCGCGAGGGCTACTGGCTGCCCAGCCGCGTGCTGGCGCGTGACCCGCGCCGCTTCACGTTCAACGTGGACGGTGACCTGCGCATGCTCACCCGCAGCAACATGCTAGACGGCGAAGCCCTGCCCAGCCACAAGTTCATCATTCACCGCCACGGTGGAGACGACGATTCGCCCTACGGCCTGGGCCTGGGCAGCATGTTGTTCTGGCCGGTCTTCTTCAAGCGCCAGGGCATCACCTTCTGGCTGAGTTTTGCTGACAAGTTCGGCAGCCCAACGCCGCTGGGCAAGTACCCAAACGGCGCCACGCCACCCGAGCAGAAAAAGCTTCTGGCCGCGCTGGCGTCCATCGCGCAAGACTCTGGCGTCATCGTGCCCGAAGGCATGGCCATCGAGTTCCTGGAAGCCACGCGCACCGGCAGCGTAGACACCTACGAAAAGCTGGTCAGGTACATGGACGAACAGATCAGCAAGGCCGTGCTGGGTGAAACCATGTCGACCACGTCCGCCGCCACCGGCCTGGGCAGCAACCAGGCCGACGTGCACAACGATGTGCGCTTGGAGCTGGCCCAAGACGACGCCGACGACTTGGCCGAAACCATCAACGACACGCTGGTGCGCTGGATTGTTGAATACAACATGGGCGACGGCGTGGGCATGCCCAAGCTGTGCCGCGAGTTCGAGGTTCCCGAAGACCTGGCCGCCCGCGCCACGCGCGACAAGACCATCGTCGACATGGGCTGGGAGCCGACCGAGGAATACATGCTGGAGACCTACGGCCCCGGCTGGGTCAAAAAGGCCCCGGCGCCCAACCCGTTCAGCGGCTTTGGGGGTGGCTTTGGGGGTGGTTTTGGTGGGCCTTCAAACCCCGATCAAAGCGCAGCGCCAGCGCCAGCGCCGGCAGCGCCCACCGGCACTGACCCAGCTGCTACCGAAGGCGACCGCAGCGGCAATGCCAACGTCGACAACACCGGCGATGCCAACGCCTTCGCCGAAGCTGGCCGCCCCCTGCAAGCCGTCAGCCCGCAACGCGCCTTCAACCTGGCCCGCCAGCACGCCATCACCAGCGCCGCCGAGCAGCTCGCCACCGGCTGGCAAGAGCTGATGGGCAAGCGTGTGCAAGCCATCACCGCGCAGCTCGAAAACAGCGGCGACCTGGTGCAGTTCCGCGAGTCCCTGGACCAGCTCATGCACATGAAACCAGACCCAGCCACGGTGGATGCGATCGCACGTGCCACATTCGCTGCCCACATCGTGGGCCGTGGGCCCGAAAAGGCGCAGCCTAAGGGGTGGTTTGAGAAGCTGAAGGCGTTGGTGGGGAAGGGATGAACGCCGGAGATAACCGGCTTGTCCGGTTGATCACCCTGTTAAACCGAATTTTTACCGGAGAAAGAACATGCATAAATTGATGACAGTGAAGATGCCAAGCGGCGAACTGTGGGGCGTACCAGTTGACATGATTGCACGAAGCCGCGCCACGCACTACGCCAGTGAGTTTGACGGTGACGTGGAGCGCAGCCTTGCTGAAGACACGATACCCCTCTTTGAGTCTGACGACTACGAAATACAAGATTGGGCCGTGAACAACATGAACTGGAGCGACTTCAACGGACACCAGATCAAGGTTCTTGAAGCGCCTGCGCCGGACTTCCAAGACGCTTGGTTGGAAGGCGATAAAGGGTTCTTTGATTCGTTTTAACACCGAATTGAGGGGCGCCGAAGGCGTCCCTCTCGAATGACCAGTTGGGCGGCTGCCGCACGAAGCGAAAGGAACAACGATGGACCGACTGGAAGCGATGATGGAGCGCCTGGACAAGCACCAGCCGCTGACCGCCTACGAATGCCTGCGGCTGGTGATGATTGCCCAGCGTGCGGCGGCATTCACCGAGGCCAACGACCGCAGCGACGACGCCGATGCGCGCGTGGAAGAGGAAGGCGGCGCCGACAGCGGCGACACCTACGACGCGCTGCTGGACGCCGCGACCAAGGCCGACGACGACTACAACCGCAGCAAGGACGAACTGTTCTGCGCGACGCGCGAACTGATGGGCTGGCCTGGCCGCCCGGCGAAGTACCTGCCGGAAGCGTTGGGCGGCGGCCCGGTGGGACCGCACCCGTTTGCGCAGGAAGGCACCTACTGATGCGAAGCGGCATTGAGCAAGCCCGGCTCGACCTGGCCAAGTGGGAAGCCCGCGTGGTCGAAGACGAAGCCGCACTGGCTACTGTCGAGCGCCAGGCCGCAGGCATCCGCGAGCGGCTGGCCGATAGCAGGCGGTGCGCCAACAGCCTGCGCTCCGCGGTGCAGCGGTGGGATGCACTGCATGCACGCCACGAGCCGCCCAACGTAGAAGTAACCGGCTGACGTAGGCCGAAGGCCGTAGGCAGTCCGGTTGACTGCCGGGTTGGGCCGCTGCGCCCGAAGCGAGGAAATGATGGCAAACCAAGAAGTGCGATGGTGTGTTGAGGAACGTGACACCGGGATGCCGTGCGCCAGTGGCTGCGCACCCACTGAAGCAGAGGCAAGCCGCGAAATGATGCGCTACGCAATGCAGTACGGCCAAGATGGGCCGGTGCGCTACTGGATGCGCCAGAACCGCAAGACGCTAGTGCAGGGCGAGATTGCGGGCGTAAGCGTGTCCATGAAGCGCACGGACGGCGGCGACCTGAGAACACTGCCGGCAGGCCACTAGCGGCCCAACGTGGGAATTGAGCCGCCGCGTAGCGGTCGGCTCGAATGACGGGTTAGGCCCGCTTTAACCGGAGCGAAAGAATGGAAAACCATGCAATGACCGAATACCATTGCGACCGCCTGACGGCAAAGGTGATGGACAAACTGGCCGAAAAGGCGAGCGACCAATACGGCGCCATACACGCGATGGATTTGAACCCAAGCATCACGGCGCACCACACGCTGCGGCACGCCTTGGTGCGCGCTGCCTACATGCTGGGCGCCCTTGAAATGCAGCAGAGCGAGCGCGAGCGGTGGACGGAAGCCGTGATGGGCGAGCTTGACGGAAACGGCCAGGCGCAGGCAATCGTTGCCTACGCGACAAGGGCCTAACGCCAGGTTAAGCGGCTGACAACGGCCGCGCAGACCTACCCGAAGCGCGCGACTGTAGCCAGCCGTTGGCAGTCGCGCTTGAACCGACAGTTATGCAGCACCTGCTGCGAGTGAGGAAACGATGGACGAAGGCAAAGGACCCAACCCCTACTTTGAGGGCCTGCACGAAGGCGAGAGCGACGAACTGCGCACCCTGCGGCTGACGCTGGTGAAGGAGCGCGACGAACTGCGCGCCGACCTGAAGAAGCACAAGGGCCACATTCGGCTGACAAACGACATCATCACGAACCAGTGCATCGCCATGCAGTCGGCGCTGATCGACCAGCACCACAAGGGCCACGAAGCCGGGATGGTGTGGATCGGGAACACGTTGTTCGGGCCTGGGCTGATCCCGGACATTGGCGAGGCGCTGGCCCTGAGCAAGACCGACCCGGCGCAAGCGTGGTTCGATGCCAAGACGGCCGAACACGAAGCGATGCGGGCGAAGCAGGACGCGGCTGTTGGTGCTGCATAACTAGAGGCTATTCAAACCGTGCAAGGTCTGTGATGTATAGAACGACAAAACCATATGCTGACCGAATGGCTGCTGCTCGCGCTGCGAAGGCTGCAAAGCATGCCGCGCGAACGGCTGAGATGGGGTCGGTGGAGCGCCGGGAGCTGCCTGATCTGCGCATGCGTATCACTGTTGAACGGTTTGACCTGGCAGAAGCCAGTCGCCATATTTTTGAGCTGCACAGCACACGCCGTGTGGACACCTACCGCGTGACCGTGGACGGCAAGCCCTGGCGGCTGTGTGGGCTGTCCAGAGTGTTGGAAGGGCTGCGCAAAGCATGCCCGCGCATGATGTCACCCGTACATTTTTAAATCTTCATCCAACATATTTGCGTGAATGGCAACTGAAGCCCGCTTCGACCTGACGCCTGAGAAGGCCATCGCCTTTTTCCGCGGCAAGGGCTTCGCCACGTCTTTTTCGTGGCAAGAGCTTTGGCAGTCCGAGCACGACATCGCCTTCACCGTTGCCAAGATGATGGACGTGGACCTGCTGCGCGACGTGCGCGCAGCGGTGGACAAAGCCATCGCCGAAGGCCAAACCGTCGAACAGTTCCGCGACGCGCTCAAGCCCCGCCTGGTGCAGGCCGGCTGGTGGGGTAAGGCCGAGATGACCGACCCGCTGACCGGTGAAACCCAGCTGGTGCAACTGGGCAGCCCGCGCCGGTTGACCACAATCTTTGAAACCAACATGCGCACCAGCTACGCGGCTGGGCAGTGGGCTGAAATCCAGCAGACCAAGGTGGATTCGCCCTACTTGATGTATGACGCGGTGGACGATGACCGCACCCGTGAAGAGCATGCCGCCTGGGACGGTACCGTGCTGCCCGCTGATGACCCCTGGTGGTCCAGCCACATGCCGCCCAACGGCTGGAACTGCCGCTGCGGCGTCATCCAGCTGAGCGCCGACCAGGCCGCCGCAATGGGCCTGGCCGTGAACGATCCGGCGCCGCCCACCGAGCTGGTCGACTACACGAACCCGCGCACCGGTGAAGTCAGCCGCGTGCCCAAGGGTGTTGACCCTGGCTGGGCCTACAACCCTGGCCAGAGCCGCGCGCAAGACCTGCAGCAGCAACTGGCCGACAAAGAACAGGAGTGGCGCCGTGGTCGCTGATGTTCGCGTTCAAATCCACGACGAACAGATCCAGGCCGCACTGGAGAAGCTGCGCCTGTCCCTGCCTCTGGGTGGTGACATGGAACCCCAGATGCAGAACCTGGCCAGGGTGCTCAAGACCGGTGCCCAGCTGCGCTTCCGCCAGGGCAACGGCCCTGACGGTGCGCCTTGGCAACCCAGCCGCCGCGCATCCGGAGAAGGCGGCCAAACTCTGACGCTGACCGGCCGCCTCCGCCGCAGCCTGACCACCGCCGCCACTCGCACCACGGCCACCGTTGGCACCAACGACATCCGCGCCGCCATCCTGCACTTCGGTGGCGTGATCCGTGCCAAACGCGGCCCCTTCCTGTCGATCCCAATCACGCCTCTGGCTCGCAGGTCAGGCAGCCCGCGCAACTTCCCAGGCAAGCTGAACGTGACCCAAACCCTCAAGGGCCAGTTCATCCTGGTGGACGAAAAGGGGATGACGCACTACCTGCTGCGCCGCTCAGTGACCATGCCTGCACGGCCGTTCCTGGGCGCCTCGGCCGACGATCGAGCCGAGCTGATCGCCTCGATGAACCGCTACCTGGCCCGCGCCTGGAAGGCCTGAGCGGTCACCCCTGTGGATAACTCCCCTTTCAGCCCCCTTCAAACCGCCCTCAAACCGGCCCGAAAGCATGAAAACGCCTTCGCACTTAAGGAGGTCCGGTCATCCCGACCGATTAACCATAAACACGTTTGCTGTCAGTCACTTACCTGACTTATCCACATCCGGCCCGAACTGCGAAGTCACTTCCCACTTCCCACTTCAACTGCGAACCCGCCCGCGCCCCCATTCCACCTGCGCCAGCCCCACATTTACCTATAACGCCCGGCGACCTCACAGAACTGGCCAGGCGCCACGATCGCCCCGCCACCGATGCCCTGGCACCTCAAACCATCTGCGCGGCCCCTACGCCCCTAATTTCGCCCCGCCACCCACGCCCTTCATAGGTAAACCACCCCATCTCACCCCATCCCACCCAGTCCCGCCCTTTCCCACTTCCCACCCCATACCAACTGACGGTTCACAGCCGCTGCCTTTGACGAAGCCCGCGCCAACCAGGCCGCGGGTGTGATGGTGGTGATCCAGGCCGACCCCGGCTTTGACCTGCCCGAAACCGAGGACGTGAACGAGC